ATAAAACTACAAAAAGAAATATTAGAAAGGAGGTCAAAGAAATATGAAAACAATAATACTAGGTCCACCAGGAACAGGAAAGACAACAACATTGTTAAATTTAGTAGATGAATTCATTAAGCAGGGAACAAGACCAAAGGAGATAGGTTACTTTTCTTTTACTAAAAAGGCAGCAAAGGAAGCAGCAACGCGAGCATCTGAAAAATTTGGGTTGAGCGCGGATCATGATTTAATATATTTTAGAACACTTCATTCTTTAGCTTTTAGGGTTTTAGGTATTACAAAAGATAAAATGATGAGTAGAGAAGATTACAGAGAATTTGGATTAAGATGTAATATTCCTATTAAGACTGCATCCCATTCAGATGAAGATGGTATTTTTAATTCTGATAATGAATATCTAACCATTATAAATACAGCAAGAGTTAAGAAGATGGATTTAATGGAGTGTTATGATTCGAGAAGTAATTTATTAGATATAGAAAGAGATACACTATTCTTATTAGACCAGGAGCTTAAGAGATTTAAAAAAGAAAAAGGATTAAAGGATTTTACAGATCTATTAGATGATTTTGTAGAACAAGATTTAGCGCCAAAATTTAAAGTATTATTTATAGATGAAGCACAAGATTTATCTCATTTACAATGGGAAATGGTTAGATCTATTTGGAAGAAGGCTGAAAAAACTTATATTGCTGGAGATGATGACCAAGCAATATTTAGGTGGGCCGGAGCTGATGTAGATCACTTTATAGCATTAAGAGAGGAAGTAGATGAGATTAAGACACTTAATCAGTCTTATCGTATTCCTGGTGGTCCTATTCATGAATTATCACAAAAAATCATATCTAGGGTTAAGAATAGATATGAAAAAGATTATAAACCGCGCCAAGAAACAGGATTGTTAAGATTTTATACAGATATTACTCAAGTAGACATGTCTAAAGGTGAATGGACAGTGCTTGCATCAGCAAATTATTTCTTAGATGATGTCAAAGAGTTATGTGAATTACAGGGTTGGTATTATCAACACAAAGGAATTAATTCTATTTCATTAGAATTATTATTAGCATTAAGTAATTGGGAAGATTTTAGAAATGGTTCAGCTTTAAATTATATACAAATTAAAAACATATATAGATATTTAGGTGCTAATATAACTCCTGGATATAGAGATGCTAAAACATTAAAGGCTGAAGAAAAATACACAATTAATGATTGTAAGCAGAATCATGGTTTACTTACTGATAAAGTATGGTATGAATCATTTGAGGGTGTAGACACAATTACTGAAAATTATATTCGTAATATGAGAGCTAATGGTGAGAAGATAAATAAGACTCCACGTATTCTTATGTCAACCATTCACGCTTTTAAAGGCGGTGAACGAGATAATCTTTGTGTTCTACTAGATTTAACATCCGCTGCGGTTAAACAAAGTGAAGAGGATCCAGACGATTTACATAGATTGTATTACACAGCTTTTACAAGAGCTAAGAAAGAATTACATATTGTAGATCCGAGAGACTTCAACAAAGCATATACTATATGATTAAAATAGAAGAAATACATAAAGAAAAAGAAAATCATTATTTTATTGTTTATAAATTTAATAATGAAGTGAGAACTTGTAATGGTACAGCAAAAGAAGTTTTAACTTTCTTATCTAAAGATATTAAGGAAATAAATGACAAATAAAGCATTTTATAAACAGGTTGGTGGTAAACATTATAAGACAATGAAAATACAACCATCAATTTTTATTAACGAAAATAATTTACCGTTCGCAGAAGGTAATGCAATTAAATATATCTGTAGACATAGATTAAAAGGTAAAAAAGAAGATATACTAAAAGCAATTCATTATTTAGAAATGATAGTGGAAAGAGATTATAAATGACAAGAACGTTTCAACAAATATTATTTACACCACAAACAGAATGGGTGGTTCCGGAAGAACTAAAAGATCTTCGCGGTCATAAAGAAATAGCAGTGGATTTAGAGACCTGCGATCCGGAGTTAATGGAGCTAGGATCGGGGAACGTGGTTGGTCGTGGACGGATCGTTGGTATTGCAGTAGCAGTAGAAGGTTGGTCAGCTTATTATCCAATAGCACATGAAGGCGGTGGTAACATGGATAAAAAATTAGTTTTAAATTGGTTACAAGATTTATTTAAACAAGATTCTACATTTATATTTCATAATGCAATGTATGATATTTGTTGGTTAAGATCATCAGGAATAATTCCTCCCGCTAAAATTGTAGATACAATGATTGCTGCTTCATTAGTAAATGAAAATAGATGGAGTTTTAGATTAGATGCATTAGCAAAAGAATATGCAGGAATTGGTAAAGACGAAGCTGTATTACAAGCAGCAGCAAAAGAATATGGAATAGATGCTAAAAAAGATATGTGGAAACTTCCATCTATGTTTGTTGGTCAGTATGCTGAAAGAGATGCTGAATCAACTTTAAAACTTTGGCATAGAATGAAAGTAGAATTATCTGATCAAGATCTTTGGACTATATTTGGAACAGAAACAAGATTATTTCCATGTCTTGTAGATATGAGATTTAAAGGTGTAAGAGTTGATGTTGAAAAAGCTGATAAAATTAAAAAAGAATTGATAAATAAAGAAAATAAAATAATAAGTAAAATCAAAGACTTAACAGGTGTTTCTGTAGAATTATGGGCAGCATCATCTATTGCAAAAGTATTTGATGCTCTTAAATTACCCTACGATAGAACAGAAAAAACTGGAGCACCTAGCTTTACAAAAAACTTTTTATCAAATCACCCAAATGAGATTGCTCAAGGTATTTCTTACGCTAGAGAAATAAATAAAGCACATACAACTTTTATAGATACGATTGTAAAACATTCTCATAAAGGAAGAATTCATGCAGATATAAATCAAATTAGATCTGATCAAGGTGGAACTGTTACAGGAAGATTTTCAATGTCTAATCCTAACTTACAACAAATACCAGTAAGACATAAAGAATTAGGTCCATTAATTAGATCTTTATTTATTCCAGAAGAAAATCATAAGTGGGGAGTATTTGACTATTCACAACAAGAGCCAAGAATATTAATTCATTATGCTAAATTACAAAGATTAGATGGTATAAATGAAATTGCATCAGCATATCAATCAGGAGAAGCAGATTTCCATAGCGCAGTAGCAAAGATGGCTGGTATAGAAAGATCACAAGCTAAAACAATTAATCTTGGTTTGATGTATGGTATGGGTAAAAATAAATTAATGGCTGAACTAGGTTTAATGAAAGAAGCAGCTGAAAAACTAATTGCTCAATATCATGCTAAAGCACCATTCATTAAACAATTGATGCAGGCGGTATCAAGAAGAGCGGATGAATCTGGAAGAATAAGAACTTTAGGCGGAAGAGTTTGTCACTTTGATCTTTGGGAACCAACTACATTTGGTGCAGGAATGCCTAAACCACATGCAGAGGCATTAAAAGAATATGGACCTGGAATTAAAAGAGCTGGAACATACAAAGCATTAAATAGATTAATACAAGGATCAGCAGCAGATATGACTAAATTATCTATAATTGCATTAAGTGAAAATGGAATTGTACCTCATATACAAATACATGATGAATTGGATGTATCTGTTGAACATAGTGAACAAGCTAAACAAATCGTAGAAATTATGGAATCAGCTATTAAATTAGAAATACCTAATAAAGTTGATTATGAGTGTGGTGATAGTTGGGGTTCAATAAAATAACTTTCAATGTCTTATTTAAATGCTAATATACCACCTATATATTGTAAAATAAGGAGAGAATATTTATATGACTTACGAAAACATAAAGGCGAAACTGAAGACTGTGTGGTATTTGGTTTGGGGAGTATTAGCGGGCGTGCACCGTTGTTTCACTGTTTACTTACGAATGGTGCAATCTATTGGAGACTTCCTATCTCTGCTTTTGTTCAAAGAAGAAACAGCGATACTGTGCATAGCACACCGATGGAACACCAAGATCTCGAAGATCTTCAGCTATGGAATTCATTTAGTTATTATCCTAGTATTACTGTTTTTGATTTTTTAAGTGGTCAACGCTGTAAGTATTTAGGAAAGAACAAAAAGTTTTATCATGGTGAATATTTATTTACGATTGATTGGGCACATCCAGAGTCTAATATTGTGGATACTGAACATTCCGAAATACCTGATCAACATAAGTGCGGTCATGTTATCGCTCTTGATAACGGTAATTATGCAATTCAGCCTAATAATCGTATTTTGTGGAACGTGCCTAGTTTTACTACTTCTACACATTGGCCTGACTATAAAGTCCAGACTTCGTATTGGAATGTAGAAAATAAAAACTGGAAGACAGATGATTCAGATGATATGTTCTATAAAATAAATGCCGAGAAAATCAAAAAGAGTTAAAAGAGCTTTAAAATTAGATGCTAGATTAGAACATGGCATATGTCCCTATTGCAATTTATTATCACCTTTGTTATTCTTATATAAAGATTTTTATAGATGTTCTTTGTGTGGTGAAGAGATAGAACAATATATTAACGGAGTTATTAAATATATTCCAATTACGAGTAGTAAAAGGATTGGTATGATGACTGAAACAGAAAAATGAACAAAGAAAAATTAACATTTGTAGTAACTACATTAGTAACAACTACTCTATGTATTGTTGTATTAAGTATGGTCATGACTCTTATGACTGGTCTATTTGATGAAAAAGTAGATAACGCTGAAATATTTAAATTAATAAGTCCTGCCTTCCAAACAATCATCGGGGGATTTATCGGTCTTTTAGCTGGAGTTAAATTAAAATCTGGTGATGAAGATAAAATCTGTAGTTGTAAAAAATAATGGCACGTAAAGTAAACGTAGGCAACGGTCTATTCATTAAACAATCAAATAAAAAACGTCCAGGACGTCATTCAAAAAGCCTTAATAAACGTAACGATAGAAAAGAATATAACGGTCAGGGAAGAAGATAATGAATGCCCGCCCTAGTAAACTAGGACGAGCAAACAAAAGGTGTGAGAAGAGATGTCCACAATACCTTAAAAATAAATATCTTGCAACACTTGATTTTGTAGTATATGTTCCCATATCCATATGCAAGAAAGCATAATAAAATAAACAAAAGGAGAAGAAATGGCAGACCCAAATAAATATAAGTCAGTATCCGTAAATATGAAAGCTTACAATGCTTTAACATATTTAACAGGCAAATATACAGATGCAGAATTAAGTATAAGTAAAGTTATAGAACATCTGGCTATTAAAAATGCTAAATCAAAAGGATATAAAAATGGACATTCAAAATAAAACTCATAAAGTTATTTGTCACGATTGTGGTGGTAATGGATATCGTAAAGATTGTTATGGTGAAGTTTATCAATGTAAGAACTGTAAATCACAAGGTGAAATAGCATTTACAGAAGAAGAAATGTTAGAGAACATTGATGATGCGGGGTTACCGGTATGAAAAGAAAAATATCAGGATATTACGGCTATTGGTGTCCAATAAAAAAGAAACGTATATTTAAAACATTATATGAGAAGGTAAAATGAATAATATAATTGTAAACATAATATATTCAGAAATCGTAGCTGTTGTTGTAATGTGTATTATGGTTTTATTAATGTATTGGGGTAGAAAATGAATCTAATTACACAAGTAATAATTATAATTATTATAGTAGTTATAATGATACAAATTTTTAAATGGTACAAATGATGAAACGTGGACCAAATGATCTTGATGAAATTATAGATCGTTTAAAGAAGGAAAATAAAAGATTAAAAAATAAACTAAAAACTTTAGTTAATACTAAATTTATTGATAAAGTTTTAAAATGTAAGGAGACTATGTGACTAAAAACGTTATAAGAATAAATGATTATTTAGGAATGGCAGTTAGAAATAAAGGAAATGGAACTGATGTTGAAATAATTAGATTTAATAATCCAACATTAAAATTAAAGTTAAGAAATGAAAAAAACAAAAAAAGATTTAGAGCTTGAATATATATACAACGAACTGTTTGATAAGATGGTTGAACTTGTATTACGTTATAATGAACCACAGATGGTAGCCTCTACTATGATGGCACAATCTATGAGATTATATAAAACAGTATTTAAATATCCCGGAGAGTTTGAAGAAGTTATGGATACAATAATGAAACGATCAGAAAGTATAGAACCTTTTAATCATAAATCAATACACTAATGAAAGAAAAAATGTTAGAAAAACAAATAATTGAAGATAAAATAAAAGAAATAAGATTAGATAGAATTAGATTTAGATCAAAAAGAAGATTACTTTTAGATTTAAAAGATAAAATAAAAAAAGGATATAATTTAAATGATTTAGAATATTTTATAGAAAGATTTATTAGTCATAATGAACAAGTTTTAGAGGAAATGACCCTACTTTTAGATGATATTTATGATAAAAATTATTCTATAAAAGAAATTAAAGAAATAAAAAAAAACATGCTTAATCGTGCAGAACAAAAATTTAATATTTAAGGCAATGCATTAATGATAAGTAGATCAATAAAAGGTGTATGTTCAGAATTAATTGCTGTGAAAGAACTTTTAAAGAGAGGTTATTATGTCTCTAGATCAATTGATCCACAATGTCCGTTTGATATCGTTGTGGTTGACAAAAAAGGGAAAACCACTTTATTTGATGTTAAGTCCGTATCTCGTCGTAAGACCCAAAGTTATAATTGTAAACCAGGAGATACAATTAATCGTTCTGTATCGAAAAAACAAAAAGCGTTGGGCGTTAAGATATATTACGTTAATGGAGATTAGAAACTTTATTATTGGAATAATTATATTATCTTACATAATAAGGATTTTTATAAAATGAAACACAATCCTAAATTTATTTATCCTAAATCAACGCGTGCAACTGTTGATGGTCAACGACACTATGATCTAGGTGCAGCAAAGCTTCCATCAGTAACGACGATTCTATCTGCAACTCAACCGGAAGAGAAACGTAAATCACTTGAAGCGTGGC